GACTACGGCAACGACTCGGTCACGCCGTCGGAGCCGATCACCGTCACCAGGTAGCGCTGCGGGTTCTGGTTGCCCGGCGTGCCGACGGTCGGCGTGACCGCCACGCCCGAGGGCGGCGTCAGCGTCGGTGCGAAGCTGATCGAGGTCAGCGTCCAGTTGGTCGTGGTGACGATGCGCAGCTCGCGCGCCGCGTAGGACGGTGAGACGATCGTCAGCACCTCGCTGTCCTGCGCGTAGTGCAGCGACGACAGGTCGGCGGCGGCGTATGGCGTGGTGAGCGTGTAGACGCGCGCCGCGACGGTGCCGACGGCGGTGGTCGGGTTGCCCCAGCGATCGGCCGTCGTGAACGTGTTCGCACCGGTGACCGTGATGCGGTGGTAGCGGGTGCCGATGAAGACGTCGTCGCCGGTCGCCCACGAGTGCGCGAGCGTCATCGTGACCGTGCTGCCGACGATGCTGGTGATCGCGCGATCCGCCTCGAGCAGTTGCTGGCCGCTGATGTGGAAGCGCAGGCGCAGGTGGCTGAACTCCAGCACCACCGTCTGGTCGGCGGCGAACGCGAACGGGATCAGGCGCACCGCCTGCGTGCTGTCGTTCGCCTCGGTGATGTAGCCGAAGCCGGGGCGGCGCGCGGCCGGGCCGTGCGGCAGGATCGTGAAGTTCAGCGCCTTGGCGAGGCCGGTCTGGTACTTCGTGTTGTCGATCCGCCCGTACATCTCGGGCGTGATCTCGCCACCCGCGAACGAGCGCAGCAGGACGTTCATTGGCGTGCGGCCAGGCTCGACGGCATGAAATCGCTGCGGTCGTTCGACGCGTTGGCGTTCGACGCGGCCGCGCTGGCGGCGAGGTTCATCGCGGCCTGGCGCCACGACGCGGCGGCCTTCGCGCCCGCCTCGCCCTTGATGATCGGCCCGGCCAGGTAGCTGCCCATCAGCATCCCCGCGGCCGATACGAACATCGGGCTGAAGACGTTGGTGTCGGCGATGTCGCGCGTGTAGAGCAGCACGGCGTCGGGCTCGTTGGTGCGCAGCGTGTTGCCCTCCACCTCAAAGCGCGACGAGCCTCGCTCGGTGAACAGCGTCTGCACCAGCGCGTCGGGGTACTGCTCGGCGTAGAAGTCGATCGACACCGCGTAGGCCTCGATGACCTGCAGCGGCAGCACGCGGCGCGGCTTGATGCAGTCGGCCGGCAGCGTGTAGGCGTAGGCCCAGATCGTGCTGTCGTTCGCCACCTCGGCGAGGGTCTCGCGCTTGAGCGCGAACGACCACGAGTGCGACTCCAGCATCTCGCGCCGCACCAGCGGGTAGAACCGTGCGCACAGGCCGGCCTCGACGCTGCCGTCGGGCGGGGATATCGCGGCGATCTGGGCGCGTGCGCCGATGTGGCTCAGGCCCAGATTGCAAATGTCCACTGCGGTCGCCAATTCAGGCTCCTTGGAAAAAGGGCCGCACAGCGGCGGCCCTTTCGATCACGCGAGGCGGGGCCTCTCAGACCATGTCGGCGCTGCCCGGCAGCGGCCCGGCGCCCGGGACGGGTTCGTCCTTGGCGTTCGAACCCGGCAGCGGGCCGGCACCGAGCGGGCGCGCGTTGGGGCGCTGCGCCTGCTTGGCCTTCGCGGCGGCCTCGGCCACGGCCGGCGAGTCGACCGGGGCGAACCAGGTCGCCCCGTTGAACCGCTTGTCGTCGAGATCGAGCGAGAAACGCTCGCCGGCGTCGCGGACCAGACGACCGTCATGTCCGCGCTCGAGTGCCACCACCTCGGTGATCTTCGCCATCGGTCAGCCCCTTACTGGACGGTGTACGCCGACTTGTACGGGCGCTGGTTGTCGACGCTCGGGGTCAGGAAGGCGTCGAAGTTGCCGGCCGTCAGCGGGCCCGCGCCGACGGTGTAGCGCACGCCCAGGTAGCGGCGGTACAGGCCCTTCGGCAGGCGCATCTTGACCAACTGCGTGCCCTGCGGCGAGAACGTCGCGAAGGCCAGCGCGCCCGTGCTGAAGTGCACGATCGGGTTGGTCGTCAGGCCGGCGTCGTCGGCCGACTCCAGCGTGACCGTGAGGGTCGCGTCGGAGCCGACGTCGGTGGCCGCCGTCTGGGTCTGCACCACGAGGTACAGGAAGTCGGCGTCGCCGACGTCGATGCGGGCGTTCGGCGAGATCGAAGCGCCGGCGCCGCCGAGGACGGAGAACAGGTCGAGAACGTTCGTCGAGATGGCGGTCGCGGTGACCGCCTGGGCGTCCGAGAACTCGGATTGGGTGTCGAGGATCATGGGGAGGTCCTTTCGGTGCTCAGGTGGTCAGGCTCAGGTCAGCGCGGTCTCGGTCTCGAGCAGGCGGTCGACCGTGCGCACCGGCACGCCCAGCACGGTGACCGTGCCGTCGTTGACGAATGCGGGATCGATCTTGCCGAACTCGGCGACCGCGGCCTGCAGCGACAGGACGTTCTGGTTCTTGTCCATCGCGCCGATCGCCAGCATCTCTTTCACGGTGCGCGAGGCGTAGAACACCGCCTTGCCCATGCCGCGGAACGGGATGCGGGCCAGGGCCTTGACCATCAGCTTCGGCAGGAAGGTCGCGGCGGTGACCGCCTGCGTACCCGACAGCCCCAGCAGATCCGTCATCGAGATGTTGGCGACGCGGACGATGTAGCGCCAGTCCTTCACGGTGACGCCGCACTTCCACTTCCAATGGTCGGCGTACGCGCGGTAGCGGTTGTTGCTCGCGTCGAAGGCGTCGATCACGCCCAGGTCGTCGTGCTCGATGCCGGCGTTGCTGCCCTTCGGGAAGATGCCGTGCACGGTGTTCGGACCCCACACGATCAGCCACACCGAGGTGCAGTTGCCCGAGCCGCCGGCGCTGATCACGTTCTTCGCGATCTCGCTGGTGCCGGTGTTGATCGTGTTGTAGCGCACGGCCAGGCCGTTGAAGCGCTCCGGGGTCACCGACGCATCGCCGTAGATCAGCGTCTGCGCCATGTCCTGGTTCATCGCCTCCATGAAGGCCTGGCCTTCGGAGAGACGGAACGAGGCGGTGTTGCCGCCGAGCTTGGCGATCTCGACGTCGACCTCGGCGCGAGTCTCCAGCATGCCGCAGGAGTCCTCGACGGTCGCACGCAGCGACTTGCTGGCCGGCACGCCTTGGTACAGCTTGCGCCAGATGGTCGCCGGCAGGCCGGTGCGGACGGACGTGCGGTGGCCGGTGGGCAGGTTGCCCTCGATCCACTGCATGTCGGTCAGGATCTCGTTGGTCTGGTTCAGCAGTTCGACGACGGTCGCCGTCTTGCCGTTCGGGTCGACGGACTTCGCCCAGTCGAGCAGGGTGACGGCGCCGGATTTCGTGGTGAGGGTAGCCATTGTTGGGCGTCCTTACTTGGGGGTGTTGTCGTACAGGATCGAGGCCGCGTCCTTGGCCGCCGGCGCATCGCCGCGGGATCGTTGGATGCTGTCCTCGCTCATCGCTTTGCTGACGTTCAGCACGAACCGCACGAGCACGGGGTGGTTGCCGATGCCAGTGCTGTTGAGCAGGTCCTTGAGCTCGGGCGTGCCGAAGGTCTCGACGATCTTGCGGGCCGCGGCCTGGTTCTCGGGGTTGCCGAGTTCCTTGTCAGCGTTGACCTCGTCGGCCCAGCCCTGCACGGTCTTCGCAAACGCCTCGGCACGATCGGCTTCCCGCTTGGCAGCGAGATCGACCAGCTTCTGCGCCCGCTCGCCAGGCTTCAGGGAGGGGTCCTTCACGATCTTCGTGAACTCGTCCAGGCCAGCCTGGTCGAGTTCGACACCTTCCGGCGCCTTGACGTCGAACGCGTACTCGTCGCCGGTCTTCCCGGCATCGGTCAGCGCTGTGGTCTTGTCGCCTTGGTCGCCCGTGCCCGCAGTGGTCTGCGTGCCTTCGGTCGTTTGCTGCGTACCCCCGGCTTCGGTGGAAACTGCGCCGGTATATGCTGCTTCACTCACTCGCGAACTCCTTCAGGAGCTTCATGTACCCCTCGGGGGAGACCGAGATCAGTTCACCCTCGAACCACAGACCTACGTTGCGCCGGCCTTCGTTGAAGGCCATGACCGACCCCGAGGGGTTGAAGGTCGTGCGGCGTACGCCGGTGACTGCGAGGAGCCTGGTCGCGATCCGCCTGCCGGCGGGGTGCTGCATCAACCACTTGAGGTCTTCGACCTGCTGCTCGCGGGTGATTCGGCGCTTCTCGGTGTCCCGTTCAGCGTCTTCTTCCTGCGTGCGAAGGTCGTAGGGGTCTCGCATGGTCAACGTGGGCGAGATTGTGTAGCGCGTGACCGGCGTGATGCGTACGGGGTCAGAGCGAGATGCCGATGCGGATGTTCAAGCGGGCCAGGCGCGCTCGGGCCGCTGGTGTCGAGCCATCGCGCGTGAAGGTCGCCGAGCCGAAGGCCTCCGCGCTCGCGATGCCACCGGCGCTGCTGATCGCGCGGCGAGTGGTCAGCACCGCGGTGCCGAAGACTTCGGCGCTCGCGATGCCGGGCACCACGATCTGCCGCACGCTTGACCGCGTGAATACCGGCGTGCCGAAGGCCTCGACGCTCGCGATGCCGGAAGCCGCAACGGATCGCACGCTTGACCGCGTGAACACCGGCGTGCCGAAGGCTTCAGCGCTCGCGATGCCGGTGCCGCTGATCGTCTGCACGCTCGTGCGGGTGAGCACAGCGGTGCCGAAGGCCTCGGCGCTCGCGATACCGCTCGGCGCCACGGTCGTGCCGGTCAGGCGCGTGAAGTTGGCGGTGCCGAAGGCTTCGGCGCTCGCGATGCCACCGGCGCCGCTGACCGTCTGCACGCTCGCACGAGTGACTGTCGCGGTGCCGAAGGCCTCGGCGCTCGCGATGCCACCCGCACCACTGACCGCAGCGCGGCGCGACACCGTGGCGGTACCAAAGGCCTCCGCGCTCGCGATTCCGCCTGCACCGCTGATCGCTGCGCGACGTGTGACAACGGCCGTGCCGAAGGCCTCAGCGCTTGCGATGGCGCCCGCACCGGTGACCGTCGCGGCGCCCCCACCGCCGGCGGTGTAGGTGACGTAGACGTTCAGGCCAACGCCGTAGCTGGCGTCCGTGCCAGGCCACGTTGACGGCGGGCTCGAGAACGACAGCGTGCCGTTCGCCATCACCACGTTGGGTGATGTTCCACTCGCGTCTTCGCCGTAGTACGCCTGGAAGCTGTCGGCAACGACGCCGATCCAGTAGTTGCCCGTCGTCAGCGCTGGGGAGCCGCTGAAGTTCATCGTCACCCAGCCGGGCCCGGACACCGCAGCCGAGGCCGATGCAGCAACGAGGGACCCGGGCGCGCCCGCCGAGTCGGTGTAGATCAGGCCCTT